TGCCAGATGTAATAATATCCAAATGGCTAAGAAGATCTCTCTTAACTCTGCTTATGGCGCTATCGGTAACCAGTATTTTAGGTACTACAAACTTGCCAATGCAGAGGCAATCACCATGTCTGGACAGACATCCATCAGGTGGATTGAAAACCACATGAATGCATACCTAAATAATCTGTTACAAACAAAAGATGTAGATTATGTTATCGCATCTGACACTGACTCAATCTATATTAATTTCGGACCTCTTGTTGATAAATTTTTTAGTAATGTCAATGGTGACAAGGTTAAACTTGTTACCATACTTGACAAGATCTGCCAAGACAAGTTGGAACCGTTCATTGAGAAGAGTTATCAGGAGCTTGCGACGTATGTAAATGCATATGCCCAGAAGATGCAGATGAAGAGAGAGAACATCGCAGACAGGGGCATCTGGACAGCAAAGAAAAGATACATCCTCAATGTTTGGGACAGTGAGGGTGTAAGGTATGAAGATCCTAAACTGAAAATCATGGGTATTGAGGCTGTTAAGTCATCCACCCCTGCGCCCTGTAGGAAGATGATTAAGGATGCTCTCAACCTTATGATGGGTGGCACTGAGGATGAGGTGATTGACTTTATTGATGATGCCAGAACAAAGTTTAAGAAGATGCCCCCAGAGGATATTGCCTTTCCTAGAACTGTAAGTGATGTGAATAAACATAAAAGTCACTCAACAATCTATGCAAAAGGAACTCCCATTCATTGTAGAGGTGCTCTTCTTTATAATCATTATATTAAGGAGAAACATCTTGACACTAAATATTCACTCATCAACAATGGGGAGAAGATTAAGTTTCTCTACCTGAAAAAAGCAAATCCAATCAGAGAAAATGTTATCTCATTCATCCAGGATTTCCCTATGGAACTGGGTGTTGACAAGTACATTGACTATGACCTACAATTTGACAAAGCCTTCTTGGAGCCTGTCAAAGTCATTCTTGATGCTATTGGTTGGAATGTTGAGAAAGTTGTAAACCTAGAACTATTTTTTGGATAATGGACCTACCCATCAATGACAAAGAACTTGCTACAATTGTCAGTGCCCTACGCCTTGGTGGAGATGCTGCTTTGTATCAAAAATTGATGAAGATCAAAGAGATTAGGGATGCCAACCCAGGTGGTCCCTACAAGAAGATTGCTCGTGAACAATTTGGATTTGTACTGTAATGGATTTTTTAAAAGAGATTGTAAAGGAGGTTGGTGGTGAATACACCCAACTGGCAGCAGATATTGACGAAACTGAACAGTATGTTGACACAGGTTCGTACATTTTTAATGGACTTGTTTCAGGGAGTTTATTTGGCGGTGTATCTGGGAATAAGATTACTGCCATTGCTGGTGAGTCTAGCACTGGCAAGACCTTCTTTTCTTTGGCTGTTGTTCAAAATTTTCTTGATAGCAATCCTGATGGGTACTGTTTATACTTTGACACAGAAGCAGCAGTTAATAAGTCCCTTCTTGAGTCAAGGGGGGTAGATACCAACAGGACTGTTATTGTCAATGTTGTTACAATTGAAGAGTTTAGGACCAAAGCTCTGAAAGCAGTTGATATATACTTGAAAAAGGCAGAAGAAGAACGCAAACCTTGCATCTTTGTTCTTGATTCATTGGGTATGTTATCCACTGAGAAAGAGATCAGAGATGCATTAGATGACAAGCAAGTTAGAGACATGACAAAATCTCAACTTGTTAAGGGAGCATTCAGAATGCTCACCCTGAAGTTGGGGCAGGCAAACATCCCAATGATTGTCACTAATCACACCTACGATGTTATTGGGTCTTATGTACCTACAAAGGAAATGGGAGGAGGCAGTGGCCTCAAGTATGCAGCAAGTTCAATCATTTATCTCAGCAAAAAGAAAGAAAAGGATGGAACAGAAATTGTTGGCAACATTATCAAAGCTAAGACTGCTAAGTCGCGTTTAAGTAAGGAGAACAAGACAGTTGAAGTGCGTCTTTATTACGATGAGCGTGGTCTTGATCGATATTATGGTCTTCTTGAGTTGGGAGAGATTGGTGGTCTCTGGAAAAATGTGGCAGGTCGTTATGAGATAGATGGCAAGAAGGTTTATGCTAAAGCAATCTACAAAGACCCAGAGTCATACTTCACAGATGAAGTAATGGAAAAACTTGATGCAATTGCAAAAGAAGAATTCTCTTATGGTTCATGAATGTATTAGATTTTTGTCTAAAAATTGATAATGTTATTCCTGACATCATATGTGATGAACTGATTAAAATCTTTGAAGAAAGTGATAATAAAGGTAGATTAGAGAGAGCTGGTTATCCAAACTGGACTAATCTATTTCTTGAAGATTATCATGATGGAGGAATGATCCAGAATAAGATAGATGATCAAAGTCAAAGCATTCTTCAAGCATATCAAAAATATCTTGGTGAATATGGCAAATACTTTGACTCAAATGATGTCAGGTATGAAGGAGCAAACATTAAATGTTATGTGGGAGGAACAGAAGATAGATATGGTTATCATGCTGATGTAAGCTCAATGAGCACATCATTAAGATACGTTGCTATGATCTGGTATCTCAATGATGATTTTGATGGAGGTGAAACAGTTTTTTATCCTGACTGTGTAGTAAAACCTAAAAAAGGATCTGTACTTGTTTTTCCTCCTTTTTGGATGTTTCCACACTGTGGTAAACCTGTATTAGAAGGAAAGAAGTATATTATGTCAACATATTGTCTTTGGTCACATGGATAAAATTGAATTTTTGGTTCTAAGGAACCTTTTACATAATGAAGAGTATCTAAGAAAAGTTATTCCCTTTATCAAGTCAGAATATTTCCAAGACTACAATCAGAAGATTGTATTTGAGGAGATCATGTCTTTTGTATCTGAGTACAATGAAGTTCCCTCAAAGGAAGTTCTAGGTATTGAGGTAGAGAAGAGAAAGGATATCAATGATACTTCTTACCAAGAAATCTCCAAACTCATCAGTTATCTTGATGATGAACCAGCAGAGAAAGAGTGGTTAGAAAATACCACTGAGAAGTGGTGTAGAGAGCGTGCCATCTATATGGCACTTATGGAATCTATTGCCATTGCTGATGGGCAGGATGATAAGAAGCAACCTGATGCTATTCCATCTATCCTGTCTGATGCTCTTGCTGTAAGTTTTGATAACCATGTAGGACATGATTACTTACAAGACTATGCAGAAAGATTTGATCTATATAACAAAAAAGAAGAGAAGATTGAGTTTGACCTTGATTTCTTTAACAAGATTACAAAAGGTGGGCTTCCTAATAAAACACTCAACATTGCTCTTGCTGGCACTGGTGTTGGTAAGTCTTTGTTTATGTGTCATGTCGCAAGCAGTGTGCTACTCCAAGGCAAGAACGTACTATACATCACGCTTGAGATGGCTGAAGAAAGAATTGCAGAAAGAATTGATGCTAATCTTTTGAATGTCAACATTCAAGAGATTGCTGACCTTCCTAAACCAATGTTTGAAACTAAAGTCAATAACATTGCACAGAAGACACAGGGAACCCTAATTATTAAGGAGTACCCTACTGCTTCTGCACATGCTGGACACTTTAGGTCACTTCTTAATGAACTTGCACTTAAGAAGTCATTTAGACCTGATATTATTTTCATTGATTACCTTAATATATGTGCTTCCAGCAGGTATAGGGCAGGCAGCAATGTCAATTCATATACTACTGTTAAGGCAATTGCTGAAGAACTTAGGGGATTGGCATGTGAGGCAAATGTTCCAATCGTCTCTGCTACTCAAACCACTCGTTCTGGTTATGGTAGCTCTGATGTTGAACTTACTGATACTTCTGAATCCTTTGGTCTTCCTGCTACTGCTGATCTTATGTTTGCCCTTATTAGCACTGAGGAGTTGGAGGGTCTGGGACAGATTATGGTGAAGCAATTGAAGAACAGATACAATGATCTCAACATGTTCAAGAGATTCTGCATTGGAGTTGACAGAGCAAAGATGCGTCTTTATGATTGTGAGCAGTCTGCACAAGATGACATCCTTGACAATGGCAAAGATGAAGAGTATGATTATGATGAAAAACCCAAGAAATCATTTGAGGGATTTAAATTCTAATGAGAGGTTACTATTCTGTATTCAACCCTAGAGGTGAAAAGATTGCTGACTGTGGTATTGAAAGAGATGCAGTAAATCTCATGGGAATGAGGAACAAGAGATGGGATGGTCACTATTTCACCTTCAATCCTCTTCCTGGTGACATTATTGATGTCACAAACAAACAACTTCCTACAAAAGATATTGTTATCAACATGGATGGAGGTGTTGGTGGCAGTTGGGAAGAAGTTGATTACATTGAAATTAAAGGACAAAAACTAGAACTACAACAATCTGAATTACCTGAAGTAGACCTATGAACAATTACATTGATTTTGTAAAGCAAACCACTAGTGCTCCTAGTTTGGACTATGCCATTATGGCAACACGCTTTGCAGAACTTGAAGCAAATGGAACTAACACTTCTCAGTTGATGACTGCTGCTCTTGGTTTGACTGCTGAAGCAGGTGAGTTCACTGAAGTTGTGAAAAAGATTGTCTTCCAGGGTAAACCCTACAATGAAGACAATGTGTTCCACATGAAGCGTGAACTGGGTGATATCTGTTGGTATCTTGCCCAAGCATTCATGGCATTGGATACAAATTTTGATGAGATTCTTGACATGAACATTGAGAAACTCAGCGCACGCTATCCTGATGGCACATTCAATGAGTATTATTCTGAAAATCGTAAGGAGGGAGATCTGTGAGTTGCGACATTGACATCAATCTAAAAGTTAATATTCATGAAGCAGCACTTGTTCGTGCATATTTGTTTTTGCAAACCAAGCAAGACAGTTATGAATTTCCATCAACAAGAACTGTAATCATTCGTAAGTTCATTCAAAATCTGGATGAACAGATTGAAGCAAACCTACCAAAGGAGGACCATCCAGATGAGCACCGCGTATGATCCACTAACACCTGAAGAAGTAAATGATGCTTCAAAGGAATTTTTTCCTTTGTTTGATATTGTGCATCGTAGTATGCCAGAAAACTGTACAGTTGAAGACACTATCAAGGTGATGGAAACTGTTTGTCAAATGGCACAAAAGAGACGTGCCTATGATAAGGGGGAAGTTGGACCATTTGGTTTTAATAAGAAACCAGAGGAGAATGAAGAGAAGGAAGATATAAATACATAAAGAAATGTAGTAATTGTAGAGATGTCCTCATCAATGCGTAACTTTATGGAGGCATACACTGCTGTCCATAGTAAAGAAGCAAAGGAAGAACTGAATTCCCAGAGAGACCCTATCAGTGAAATGAACACTGCTAGTCTCCAGGATAATGACCTTCGTGAATTGGCAGAAGAAGTTCTTGAAGAAGTATTCAAAACATCAACTGTTAAGGAATCTGAGGACATCATCTTCAATATGATCCCTGAGTCTAACATTGTTGGAAGAGAAGAGAAGTTAGAGAGAATTTATGCTGCTTTTGGTGAGACCTTTAGTAGAATTAAACTGAAGAATAATTCAGGGCAATTGGAAGAGTTTGCCAAGTACAGACAACAAAAGAGACTTGAGGAATCTTGGTCTGCAAGATTTAATCAAGAGAAGAGAGTTCAAAGAGTTCACAGCACAGTTGTTGCTGAAGATGTTGCTATCATCAAGAAGGGTCTGCTTGGACTTTTCAATGAGAAGAAAGGTGATCCTTGCTGGGTTGGTTACAAGCAAGTTGGTATGAAGAAGAAGGGTGGAAAGATGGTCCCCAACTGTGTACCTGCTAATGAGGCAGCACAGTATGATGAAATGTATAAGGGTAAGCATGGTCAGACTGACAAGCAGTATGCTGACTCACGTTCACCTGGTGGTAAGATGGTGTCTGGTGACTCCAAGATGAGTGGTGCTGAATACACCCATGGTCGTAGAGTCAAGGCAGCAAACCCTGGTATGCAACCTGATGTAGGTGGCAAGACAAAACCCAAGTCTCAGGGTAAGATGGACAAAGGCACCAAAGCAGACCTGATGTATCGTAAGGCAAACCTCAAGAAAGAAGAGTTTGTTGCTGAGAAGAAAGGTTCTAAGCCTGACTATCTTGACTTTGATGGTGATGGTGATGAGAAAGAATCAATGAAGAAAGCACTTTCTGACAAGAAGAAGAAAGGCATGAAAGAGCAACTGGAACTTTCTGGCAAGTTCTCTGAGACTGAGATCCTGAAAATTATTGCAACTCTTTGAGGTAAAGAATGGCTCAAGCAGTTGGGCAACAAAAGGATAAACAAGAAAAAGCATCTATTTGCACATTTTATTATGCAATTGCAAAAGGTGCTAGTCTTGAACCTGATGTTGATCAAGAACTTAAAGCGTCTCTCAAAAAGATCTATCCCTTGATGGATCCAGGTTGGTATGGTGCCTTTTTAAAACAAGCAAAATCTCTTATTGGATATCTTGGTCATAAAGAGGGTACAAAAGATAATACTTGGGCATATGCTTGGTATGATGGTCCAACAGAAGAGATACCAAGATCTGATCAAACAGATTTGATAAATGGTGTGTGGGATTCTTTCACAACCACACAGCAGAGACTTTTTGGTTCAAAAAAAGACAGTTGGAATACTGTTGATGTTTATATGGTGAAGAAGAACCAGATTACAAAAATGAAACAGATGATCAAAACTTTGGAAGATCAATTCCAAGTTGATGATCTGTCACCTGAAATTTACATTGGTGTTATAAACACTTTTATGTCAAATGCTCTTGCTAATAAAACATTAATTCCAATCTCTCTTAAAAAAGTTACACCAACAGCAGCTGCTGCTACATTAAAGGAAACTAATCTTGATGTTGGTCCAGGATTACTTACAGTCAAAGAAGGAACTATTGAGACACCTTTGAAAACAAACTTTGAAATTTTTACAAAGAGTAAGAAATTGAATTTCAATACAAATTCATTGACCTTTAATGTAAACTTTACTGCAGGAAAGTACACAACTCCCTATTTTTGGGAGACAAGAATGTCTGGTACTAATCAAAAAACAGAATTAAAGGACAGAGTTGTAGGAAAAAGGGGTGGATTGACAAAAGCTGAAGCGCAAGCAGGTTCAATTCCTGTCCCTTTGATGAAACAACTTATAAATGAATTTGGTAGATATGGTCTTGACCATAACATTAGTGCTAATTTAAATAACAAAACTTTTTGGAAAGGTTTGTTGAAAGAACTAATTAGAGATAAAACAATACCAAAAGATTTTGGTGCAATGTCAATTTTTGGCACATCTGTCACTCCTGATGAATTTATTGACAGGGCGTTTGAGTTAGATTCTATGAAACCTGCTGAGGTCCAAAGTTTGTATGGAGTAAGAAAGGATCAATTTTCTGCAAAATTAAGACAAAAGTTAAGGCAACTGTTGATTATGGATGCCTTTGTACAAGCAAAGAAAAATGGAAAACTTGCTGATTTTATAGGTCATTCATACTATAGAGCAGCAAAGATGAATCTTTCACAGGCAGACCTCTCTGGTCCATTTGTCAAAATCTCATAAACCTGCTATAATACAACCAAATTATTCTTCATATGATTGATCTCAGAACTGGCAACTGCATCAACCTTGCCCTTGAACTTGAAGATGAGTCCATTGACTGTACTGTGACTTCTCCTCCTTACAACAAGTGTGGTGTTGGTGGTGGTCTGTTTCGTAAGATTGAATATGCTGCATTTGATGATACTCTGCCTGAAGATGAGTACCAAGAGCAGCAGATTGAACTACTTGACATCCTCTTTGACAAGACAAAGGAGGGTGGTTCACTCTTTTACAATCACAAAGTCAGGTATTTCAAGGGTGATGCCATCTCACCTTGGGCATGGTTGACTAAAACCAAGTGGAATATCAGGGAAGAGATCATCTGGAATCGTGGTAGTGGTCCTGAAATCTCTGGATACAGGTTCATTCAGACTGATGAGAGAATCTACTGGTTGTGCAAGGGTACAAAACATCCCAGACTGCCAAGGCGTTCTGCAGAGTGGTCTAGTGTCTGGAAGTTTGGTCCTGAGATGAGGAATCCCCATCCTGCACCCTATCCTATTCAACTCCCTGCTAGGTGTATCCAAGCAGTAATGCAGGAACCTGGTGTTGTTCTTGACCCTTACAGTGGTTCTGGCACTACTGGTCTGGTTGCAAGTCTGCTTGGACATGATTACATTGGGTTTGATTTGTCTGATGAGTACCATGAAATGGCAAGAAAAAGACTTGCTGAACCATCTAAGAATGATCTGAAGAAGTTCAGTGATGAGACTGGTGTTGCTGCTACTAGTGACTCTGATGTATTCAGTCTGGCAGACTCATAAATACAATATGAGGAAAAGTTATACCTAATGAAATCATTCTTTAGTTTCCTGTCAGAAGCGAGAACATCACAGGCAGCAGAGATGGCAGCACGCCAGAATCTGACTGGAGATGGTCACGGTAATTGGTATGATAAGGATGGTAATAGAGTTGCAGTAACTAAAAAAGGTAGACTTGAGATGCTCTCCAAGAAGGAGAGGCAGGAAGAACCTGAGTCTGAGGCAAAAAATGACACTCCAAAGCAAGAGCAACCTGCACCAGAGCAAGTGCAGCAAGGACAGCAACCTGTGCAGCAGGGAGAATTTGGAGCATTTGCAGATGGAACTCCAAGGAGAATGCCTATGCCTACAAGAGCAGATGGCACTCCTAAAGAAGACCTTGGAGATCTCACAGTAGTATTTGGTAGATTTAATCCACCCACAGTTGGACATCAGAAGTTGTTAGATGCTGCTAAAAAGGCAGCAGGAAAGGGAAGTTTAAAGATATATCCATCCAGAACACAGGATAAGAAGAAGAATCCATATGATCCTGATGAAAAAGTAGACATCATGAAGCAGATGATGCCTGATCATGCAGAGAATATAGTTAATGATCCAAATTCAAAGACCATTTTTGATGTATTAAAGCAGGGGTATGATGATGGATACTCAAATGTTAAGATTGTGGTTGGTGCTGATAGAGTCAAAGAGTTTGCAAAACTCTCAGGAGACTATAATGGCAAGATCTATGATTATTCTGGTGTTGAGGTTATATCAGCTGGAGATAGAGACCCAGACGCTGAGGGGGTTGAAGGGATGTCAGCATCCAAGATGAGAAAAGCAGCAGCAGATAATGATTTTAAGACATATAGAGGTGGTATTCCTTCCAATATTGATGATAAAACTGCTAAGATTATGATGAATACCCTTAGAAAAAGGATGCAAGTTAAGGAAGGATGGAGTCTTTGGGAGATTGCACCTAAGTTTGATTGGAAGAATCTTAGAGAAAACTATGTTTCAAAAAAGATTTTCAAGAAGAATGATATTATTGAGAACTTGAATCATGGTCTGGTTGGTAAGATTATAAGAAGAGGAACTAACTATGTAATTGCTGTGACTGAAGACAACATCATGTTTAAATCATGGTTGAGAGATGTTACAGAAGCAGTTGTAAACTATCCTGGACCATCAGGAGTGCCTGCTACAGAAAGAGAAATTGGCACTGATTCTCATCGTAAGTATGTTTCAAGACTATCTGGACTGAAAGATATCAAGAATTTCATAAATAAACATAAGAAAAACAAGTAAAGCTAGACTTATGGACAATTCTCCTGAGGCTGTGAAGAGCAGGGTCAGGTCTCTGACCAAAGCCATTAGATATAAAGCCAGAAAAGAGGGTAACCTGATGAAGGCATTTAACGACTACATGGGTAGTCAGTCTGGTATCAGTGCCACTGAAAGAGCTGCTGTCAAAAGTTCACTTGGTTTATCTGAGAACAGGTGGAAACCTTCAATGTCTGATTGGAGATCAGAACTTACTGAAGTTGCTCCAATGACTGATAAAGATGATAATAAGAAGATCAAAGAAAAGAAGGTTAAGAACAAAATAATTATTAACCCAACTATGGGTATGAGGGAAGCCATTGAAGCAATTGGTGGCACCATCATGGAAGTCTCTGAGATTGAAGAAGAGGAAAAGAAGAGAGAACTGATTGAGAAAAGCAGAGATAAAGATGTTGAGCAGGGAAGAGTTCCTGGCAGATTGAAGGAAGCAATGTCACCTAAAGAGGTTCAGCTTCAGAAGAGAAAGACAATGCTTGATATGCAGATTGCTAGAGATAGAAGAAAGCAAATCAGCAAAGCAGCTTCTGATGCACCCACTAAAACAGTTGGTGAAGGTTATGACAAACCTGATGAAAAACTGAAGACTGATCGCGATGGTTATAGAATCCCTAAGAAGGATGCGGATGACGCAAGAGACAGATTGCTTGCTAAAGCAAGAGAAAAAAGATTGGCAAAGATGAAAGAAGAGACAGAAGATTCTCTTAGAGATAAAAGAATGGAGAGAGGTGGTGTAGATGGTAATGTCAGATATGATAGACCAAATAGAAACCCTGAAAGAAAGAAACCTGACCCTAAGGCAGGTATGAGAGCAGTTGATAGAGTCAGAGATGACATTATCAAGCAATATGGTAAGGGTGCTCTGATTGATACCAAGAAGAAAAAATAATGCCTGCAGTATCTAAAGCACAACAAAGGTTTATGGGTATGGTCTATGCCACCAAGAAAGGTGAAATGACCAACCCATCACCTGAGGTTGCCAAGGCAGCAGCATCAATGAAGAAAAAAGATGCTAAGGACTTTGCCTCTACTAAGCATAAAAGACTTCCTGAGAAGAAAGTTTCCAAGGAGGAAACTAAGTATGATAGGTATGATGCTGAGAAAAAACAGTTTGCTAAAGCAGACCAAAAAATGAAGTTTGGTAAGTTTATTAGTAAAGCAAAAGAAGCAAAAACCAGATTGAGACCTGGTGAGGTCAAGAGATATGATAAGAATCTTGGAAGATATGTATCCAATAAAGAATGATGAATGTAGGTAATGGTGGGTACACTCAGGCAGCAGATGATTCAGGACCAAATGCTGGTTTTGATAAGAAGTTGTTTAAGGGTGATGATGATCTGTTATCTCAGGATTATCAAACTCCAGGAGAATCTGGTCAAGCAAAGTGGAGGTTCTCTAACATATATCCTGTCTTGAAATTATCATTAAGTAATAGTCAGGGTGATGGTCCATCTATTGATGACATGGTAGATGCATCAAAGATGTTTGTGAATAGAATGGATGAATCTAGCAAGAAGAAATTTAAAGACTTCATGTTAGAGACACAATTTAAAAAGTAATGCATATATAGAGCAGTTGCTCTCGTACAATGCTTGCATTTTTACTACCATTAGCTACAAAAATTATCAGAGATGCTGTTGCAAAAATTCCAGAGAATGAGGAATTGGGTGAGAAAATGGTTGAGATCTGTCTTATTATTCTTGCTAAGGCAGTTAAGTTAACCAAAACTGATATGGATGATCAACTCTTAGAAGTTGTGACAAAGGCAATTCAGACTAGAGAATCAGAGGACTGATATTTTTATAAATATCTTATAGCAAAAGAATTCTTAGGAAACAAAGACATGGCACTTTGGGGAAATAATGACAACAAGGGTTCATTGGGAACTGTCTCCCTTAATTATGGTAACAAAACTGTCACTGGCACTGGAACTACCTTTGGACAGACTGGTGCTGCACAAGTTGGTGATGTAATTAGATTTGGTGCAGCATTTGGTGGTACTACTGGATATGCTGGTGATGCTGTCATCACCTCAATTGCCAGCACCATCTCATTGAGAATTGATTCTACTGCTGGATTGAGTGGTGGAGAGATTACTGATTTTGCTTATGAAATCAGTGAATCACCAAAGGGTGCTATTAAGGATGCTGCTGCCAATCAATCATCTAATGCAGTATTGGCTTTAGAAGCTAAACTTGTTACAACAACAGCATCAAGATCTGGTATTGGTGTTACACTTATTACTGTGTTAGGCAATGCCTCTGGCAATAATGTTGTTGCTGGTGACAGAGTGGTCTATGGTGTTCCTCACAGACTTCAAGTTTCAACAGTTAACTCACTGATTGGACTTTCAACTGTTGTATTGAATAATGCTATTCCTACAACAACTCTCAGATATCATACTCCCAACAATGCAGCAACTGCAGGTATTGGAACTACATTACTTAAAATAACTGAAAGAGCATATGGTGATGATCCTGATATTGATTCAGTAACTCTTGTTGCAGTTGGTGATAGTGTTGGTGTTGGTACATATACTGGCACTATCACAGCTATTGCTGAAAACTTCCCTGGACAAAGACAAGTAACTCTCAACACTGGTTTAACACAGCAGGTATTTGCTGGTGCAGTTATTGATGTTACCAGAGCAGTTGCAGGTGGAGAACCAGTTGAATTTATTGGTGTTGAATCACTTAGTGGTAAAGAAAGTCAGGTAGTTGGTCTTTCTGCTGCTGATCTAGCTGCTGCTACTGGCAGTGATGCTAGATCATCTTATCATGTAGCATCCTCTGGTTGGGTTGGCATCATGACTTACACAGATGCAAATGGTAATGCTAGAGTCAAGAGTGAAGTTCTGGTAGCAATGTCTGGTATTACAACTGGCAACACAGCATATCCCCCTGTATGATAAATGAGATTTACTGAGTTGAATGAGAAGAACTTTCTCATCTTTGCCATTAAACATTATGAAAATCCCCATGCTGTTACGAGAGAGGACTTTGATAAAGACCTCAATCACTTCAAGTACATCAAAAGGTTACTGAAGAGATATCGTAACAATGGGGATTTAAGATCTCATCTTCTTATTAATCATTTCATAATACTTTATAATCTTTTTGGAGAAGCAGCAACTCCAATGCTGTTTTACAAAATTGATAGAGATTATTGGGATGTTGTGAAGACATTTATCATCTTTTTAGGTAGATTACCTGATCATCCCAGAACTCATATTCATGACATTATGACTGATGATTATTGTTTAAGAGAACTTCAGAAGATTACAGATGGAAAAGGATAGGATTGATAAGATCATCGGTATCATAAGGTCTCTTAAAGAAGATGTTGGTGCTATGCCAACTAATAATATAAGTGGTGGTAAGATTGCTGGTAGTGCCGCAGCAGGTGATGATCCACCAGTGAGAAAGAAGAAGAGATATATTTATCAGAAGGGACTCAGAAAGACTTGGAGCCCCACTGATGGAAGAAAATCAAGTTAAGTTGGCAGTTTTAGAACAGAAGATTGAGGACTTGAAACCCATTGTCCTCAGGATTGATGCTGCAATTGAAAAATTATCTGAGGTAAATACTACAGTTAGCAGAATGCTTGCTGTACATGAAGAACGAATTACTAAACAAGAAGAGGTTGACACTATACTCTTTGCAAAAATTGACAAACTCCGTGATAAGATGGACAGCGATCATGACAGTGTGTTGCAAAGATTACGTGGATTAGAGAAGAGAGTATGGATGGCAGTTGGTGGACTTGCTGTTCTTACCTTTCTGATGAATAATAATGGTTTGGCAAGCAGGATCTTGACACCACTGCCAGAACCAGTTACAATCCAGAGAGGTGCTATTGACGGTTAATGGATTTCATTGATATCAAATATATTAACCTGATATCATCTAGATTCCAGAAGTTTAAAAAGGTAAAACCACATCTTTATAATTTCAGGTGTCCTATATGTGGTGACTCACAGAAAAACAAGAATAAGGCACGTGGTTATCTTTACAGGATAAAGAACAATACTAACTACAAGTGTCACAATTGTGGCGTCAATATGTCATTCAGTAATTTCTTGAAGCAGATTGATCCTGAGAGTCATAAACAATATGTCTTTGAGAAGTTCAAAGATGGACATGCTGGTAAGAACTTTCAGACTGAGGAACCTGAGGATATCTTCAAGAAACTTTCAACAAAACCTATGTTTAAGAAAGCAGTTATTGATCTTCCTTCAGCATTTGATGTAACTCAGTCAAAGGCATACTTACATGCAAGAGCAATTTTTGATGGTAAGTTCTTTTATACTGAAAACTTTCAAGAATTTGCTAACCAAATTAAACCTGGATCATTTCAGGATACCAAATTTGGTGAAGCAAGGATAGTCATTCCTCTTGTTAGGGATGACAAACTTATTGGGGTACAGGGCAGAGCACTGTCTACAAACCCTATTAAATACTTAACCATCATGATAGATGAAGATGCTCCAAAAATCTATGGACTTGATAGTGTCAACAAAGGAAGAACAGTTTACATTACAGAAGGACCTTTTGACAGCACGTTCCTTTGCAATGCGATTGCTATGTGTGGAGCTGATCTTTCTAGTAGTGACTGGGGGGTTAGCGATTGCTGCTGGGTCTTTGATAATGAACCAAGGAGTAGAGAGATCACAAAAAGAATCAGTAGTATCATTGACAAAGGAGAAAAAGTTGTTATCTGGCCTAGTAACATAGGACAGAAGGACATCAATGATATGGTTCTTGCTGGACACAATGTCCAAAAACTAGTAGAATCAAACACATATAGTGGTTTACAAGCAAAACTTAAATTTAACACCTGGAAAAAGATATGAGTAATGGCACTAAAGTAAAAAAGAGGGATGGAAGAATTGAACCTCTTGACCTAGACAAGATGCATTTAATGGTTGAAGAGGCAACCACAGGTCTTGCAGGTGTCTCTGCTAGTCAAGTAGAGATGACTTCTGGTATTCAGTTTTATGATGGTATTACAACTGCTGAAATCCAAGAGATCCTTATCAAAAGTGCTTCTGATCTGATTGATCTAGATCATCCTAACTATCAGTTTGTTGCTGCTAGACTGCTTCTCTTTGCTATTAGGAAGCAGATGTATGGGAAGATGAAAACTCTTCCCACCCTTATTGATCATATTACTGAGAAGGCATATCAAGATCTTTATGACAAAGATATCTTTGTCAAGTATTCAAAAGAAGAGATTGAGAGAGCAGATACTTTCATTGACCATGAGCGTGACTTCTTGTTCACATATGCTGGTTTGCGTCAGGTAGTGGATAAATATCTTGTACAGGATAGAAGTTCTGGAAAGGTGTATGAAACACCTCAGTTCATGTATATGATGATTGCTCTGACAATTTTCAGGGACTATCCAAAAGCAACCAGGATGTCATATGTCAAAAGATACTACGACGCAATCTCCAGACACAGACTCAACATTCCCACACCTATCATGGCAGGAGTGCGAACTCCACTTCGACAATTTGCTAGCTGTGTTCTTGTTGATGTTGATGACACCCTCGATAGTATCTTTAGCTCTGATATGGCAATTGGCAAATACGTTGCACAAAGGGCGGGAATCGGTATCAACGCAGGCAGAATCCGTGGCATCAACAGTAAGATCCGAGGTGGAGAAGTCCAGCACACTGGTGTTGTTCCGTTTCTCAAGAAGTTTGAATCAACTGTCAGATGCTGCACTCAAAATGGCATCAGAGGTGGATCAGCTACGGTTCACTTTCCAATCTGGCACCAAGAAATCGAAGACATCATCGTCCTCAAGAACAACAAAGGAACCGAAGACAACCGTGTAAGAAAACTTGACTATTCAATCCAGACTTCAAAACTTTTCTACGAACGTTTCATCCAGGATGGAGAGATTAGCCTCTTCTCACCGCACGACGTACCAGGTCTATATGACGCTTTTGGTACTGATAGGTTCGATGATCTATATGTTAGTTTTGAACGAGATGAGTCTATTCCAAGAAAGACTATCGGGGCACAGAAACTAATTCTGGATCTTCTC